CCGAAGTCGACAATCGGAAAATCCACGCCGCTGAAATCTCCCGCGAATATTCCGCCGGCCGAAATGTCGAGCAATCGACCGTCGCATGCGGCTACGAGCTTGCGCACCGAGCCCGCATTGTATTCGGCGAGCGTCTCGACCGGGCCGTTTCCGATGCCGGTGCAGAACGCCAGATAGCCGTTGCGCACGATGCAGCCGCCCGCGTCGGGATACCAGTTGTCGAGCGTGACCGCATCGAGCGGGTCCATTGAGTCGAGCGCGTCGCGCGTGTTCCAGCCCTTGACCGGAGACGACAACATCTCCGGTTCGGCAAGAACCTGGTTCGCGATCTGCTCGCGATCCTGACGGGTCATCCGCTTCACGACCCGAGCACTCCGCCAAAATTGCTTTCCGGCAGATTCCACGGGCCGATCAGCGAAAGATTGTTGTTCGGCGCCAGATCGAGGATCGCGGCGCCGCCGTCGGCACCCAGCGCCTTGGACACCTGACGTTCGTATTCGTCGAGCTCTTCCGCGTAGGAAAGCCCGGCGCGGCGCAGCACGCGCCAGCGCACACCGAGCATCATCAGGTACTCGTCGAGAATGCCTACATCCGTATCGGCCTCCCACAGCGCCTGCGCGGTTCCGCTTGCCGACTGACACCATGCGTTCGACACGTATTCGAACACGAGCGCCGATCCATTGTCGGTCGGCACCGGATCGATCGAGAACGACACGTTGCCGTTGATGCGGCGGAAGCGAAAGCGGCGCTGGATCGAAGCGCGGCCGATCACGCTCGACTTGTAGAGTTGCCATTGCTGCGGCGACTGCGGGCCGCGCATCGACCAGAAGCGCGAGCGGTCCCACATCGTATTATCGATCGGCCGCTGGAAATCCGTCGGCAGCGGATAATCGCTCTGGCCGAACAGGAATTGACCGGCGCCGGTCTGCGTCGCGGCTTGATTCAATGTCACGGTCGAGACTGTGACTGCTTGCACGATCGAGTTGTTCGGCACCCCGGTTCCGAAGGCATACCATGTCTGCGGCGCAATCGCCGCGATGCCGGAAAGCCCGGAGATCACCGCGACGCCGCCAGGCCCGGAATTGGCGATCGTGCCGCCCTGCTGCGCAACCGCCGCGGTGACGAAATCATATTCGCGGATCGACGCGACCCACCCTCCCTGCGGACGGCGCATGAGGGAAGCGCCTTCGAGCTGCGCCGCCGCAACGGCGCGCGTCGCCGTCTCATCGGAATTGCCGATGAACGACGTCGGCACCGAAAACGTGGTGTCCTGCAGCGCGAGGGTCAGGAGGGTTGCGAGGCTCATGGCATCTTTCTATCTGACGCGCCTCGCCCGAATGCCGCCCCACGCCGCATTCGTGCTGACGGTAAAATTTGCCGATGCCACAAGATAGATCGTTGTCGTGGCCGAGATGCTGATGCGCGTCGGCCCCTGGGAAAAAGCATTGTTGCTTGTGCCGGGAACGGCGGCAGGCGTGTTGTATTGGGATAGCCTTCCCGGCCTGAGATCGGCTGTTGCGCTGACAGTGCTGATGCTGCCCTGCAGCAACGTGATCGACGTTGTGTTCCCGAGAAAGAACGAAATCATTCCCGAGACGTCCCAGTCACCCGCCGTCAGGCTGATGCCAGCGATGTTGACCGCAGTTCCGTTTGCGAGGATCGCGGTCGGCACGCCGGTATGCGTTCCGGATTGTGTGCCGCTGGTGTTGACAGCCGTTCCAGCGATGGCGTTGTCGATGCTAGTCGCGATCTGGAAAGTGTTTCCAGAGATCGACGAGCCGATAACGTAATAGTTCGTCCCCGCAACGATGCCCGTGGGCAGCGCCCAAGTCGTGGTGAAGTTGACGACGGCATTCCCGGTGAACGGGGTTGTTGCTCCCCAAGTAATGACGGCGGGAGACGCAATCGTGATCGTGACGGTGTTTGACCCCTGTCCGATGCCGGTCTCGCCGTTGCTCGAACGCACGTGCTCGCCGACCCATCCGGTCGCCGCATTGTCGTTCGTGTTGGTGCCGAGGATTTGCGTCCCCGCCGCAAGAAATTTCGCAGCACTCGTGATTGACCCGGCACCGGACCCGTTCGGCGTTGCCAAAATCTCGATGCGAGATCCCTGTACTGAGTCGCTCCAATCTTGGTTTGCGAAGAATCTAACTTGCGCGGCGCCATCGCTGTAGCCGGTCGCCTTATAGCCGAGGGCGCCGAGCACACCGATAAGATCACCCGACTTGAGCGCAGTTGGCGCCGCCGCTGTGCCGTTGGCCCGGCGGAAATCCATGACCGAAAAGGCCGTGAAGTTGCCCGTGCCGAACGAGTCCAGTCCTACGCCGCCCGGAACGCCGTCAGCCATGCCGACTTGAGCGCCCCACACCTCGACAGCCGAGTTTACATTGTCGGGAAGCGCAACCGTGTTGTTGTTGATGGTCGCCTTCACCTTGACTGCGGCAACAGTGTTGTTCGCCTGGGCGACGTCCGGCCCGACACTCAATCCGATCGGGTGCACGACGTTGCCGACCGTGTTGATCTTCACGCCCCCTTTCGGCGTGCCGGCACCGTTGGACCCGAGCCAGAGGTTTGTCCACGCCTTGATCGCGGCGTCGCCCGCAACTGTGCCGGTGAAAAACTGATCCGACCCACCCGCGGCCCCGATTGAAAACTCCGTCGCCGTGCGTCCAATATCGAACAGCGCGAAGCTGCCGGCAGCGCCGGATCGGATCGTCGCCCCTGCTGCTGCTGCTTGCGTAAAGGTATGCGGCCCGGTCCACCCGTAAGTAGCCGTAAGGTCTATCGCAGGCGCGCCATCCGAACGCAAAGCTGTCGTTGCCGTGCCATTGGTCGCCGTTGGTCCAACTTTCGCGGTCGGATTGGCAACACCAGTGGCATTGATCGTATTGGTGACCTGATAGTTGGCCCCATCGGATACGATCGTCACCGATTGGTTGGTTGTCAGCGTATAGGTCGCCGCGCCCTTGATCGTCGATATCGTCGGCGTGATCGTGACCGTGCCGGCACCGAGGTTGAACATGGAAACATTGAATGACGCAAATGATCCGGTTGCCTGCGGCAGCGTGACCGCGATAGGGCTCCCGTTGCTATAGGTGATCAGGTAGCCGAGATCGCCGACCGCGATTGTGTCCGTCGTGCCAGTGACGGCGCGGACTTGCGGATTCGCCTGATATGACGCCACCATATCGTTGAGCGTAACGCGCAGCGAAGCCGCCGTGAGAACGGCTGGATTGCCCGACGGGAGATTCGCCAAAATCTCCGCCGCCATCTGCGCGGCAGTTTTCTGCGTCATGCTGATGTTTTCGCTTTATCGCCGCTTCGGCTTGCCGCCAAGCTCAGCCAGCTTGAATGCAGGCTTACCCGGCTTGCCCTTGCGCGCAGGCAGTTTCTTGCCCTTGGTCGCTGCATCCCATTCGGCGACCTTAGCGGGACCGCCGAGGGCTTTCTCACCGGCCGGGGTATGTGCCCAGCCTTCCTGCGCGCGCGACTTGTAGGGCATTACACCGGGTCCGGTTCGCCCTGCACGTCGACCAGGCCGCGGTAGGGATCGGCCGCGTCCGTCGCCTTGTCCAGCGCAGGATCGCCATGCGGGTGCAGCTTGAACCAAGCCACCACCTGCTCCGGCGTTGCTGCGATATCGGCCTGGCCGGTGACGCCACCGCCATGGCCGCCGGCCGCAACGCGATGGCGCAGCTCGCCGCGTTCCGCATTCCAGTAGAAGCCATTCGGGTGCATGGTCAGTTCGCCTTTCTTCCGCGCGCGTCGAGAATGACCGGCTTCGGCTTGGCGGCCTCGGCTTTCTGCTGCGCGGTTTCGAGGCGTCGCACGCGCTTTTCCAGATTGACGATGGTGCCGATCATCAGCTTCATGCCCTGATCAAGCCGCTCGCAGAACTCCACGAGATTTGCCAGCGTGGCCGGATCATCCGCACTTGCCGAAGCCGGCGCTGCCGCCGCCGGCTTCGGCTTGAGCGGGACGACGTTGTCGCCGTCGATCTCATCGACGCTCACGTTGCACCGCCGACGAGATCGCCTTGCGCGCCTTCCGCCTTCCGGCGCTTCGGCTTCGAAACCTCCGGCAGGCCCGCGAGCGACGACTGCGCCGGGCTCGGCATGGTGCGGCTCTGACGCGCGATCTCGGCCGGATCGGTCAATCCAGGAGTCGCCGTCGCGATCGACGACGGCGCGTCGAGCCTCTCCATGAGATGGGCGTGCATCTGCTGCATCTGCGAATTCATGTTCTCGACCTGCAGCCGCAGCGCGGCGATCTCGGCATCCTTGCGCTCGCTGTCGGCCGTGGCCGCGGTCACGACTGCCGCCGCATGCGCCTCGTCGAGATAGGCCGCGGCCAGATCCTTGAGCCGCCGGCCGCCCATGCCGATGCGCTGGATGGCCTGGTCATTCATCGCAGCGATCTGCTCGACCGTCATGAAGCCGATCGCCTTGAGCTCCAGCACCATCGACTTCTTGAGCACCGGCCATTGCTCAAGAGGCGTGCCGTCCGGCGCGATCTCATGGCCCTTCTTGAAGGCTTCGTATTCCTTTGGCCATCGCTGGCGATGTTCCTCGGCGACGCGGAACACCGGCGCCGACCACGGATTTCCGGCCATGATGATCTTGACCCGCTCTTCCTCGCGAAAGATCGGGCGCCCCTGCTGCTCGGAGGCGACGATGTCCTCGACCGGGTCCATGAAGAACTGCGGATAAACCGAGGCGTTGTCCGCCTGCGCGCCGTTGGTGCGCGTGAACGCGCCGTTGCTCAAACCTGCCATGATGGACTCCCGATCTTTCCGCGCTTATGCGCTGATGTTGGCCGCGCCGATCAGGCCATGGCCGGAGAATGTCGCACTCTTGCCGACGGCGACCTGCACGCCGACATTGACGGCATTCGGCGCGATCGTGTTGCCGACCGCCGGATAGACGGTGAGCGTATTCAGCCCGCCATTGACGACGACCTGGGTCGGATTGCCGCTGAAGGTGTCGAGCCGCACGCCGGTATTGGCGGCGACGGTCGTGACGACCGCAAATACGCAGCCCTTGAGCGATGTCGCGGTCGCCTGATTGGTGCCGGCGGCCGACACTGTCGCGTTGATCGACGTTCCCAGCAGGCCCGCCGGCCCCGCTGCCACGCCTGCACTCATCAGTTCGCCGCGCGCAACCATGGTCTTTCTCCTGTCTGTCTGATGCCGGGCATCACGCCGCGGACGATCGTGGGGTGGACTCGGAACGCCAATGCGGCGCGATCCAGTCGGCGCCGCAATTGTGCGGCTTTGGCTGGCCGTGGAAACAGACGATACGCGCGTCCGGAGGGGGACCGTCGGCGCAGTGCGCCTTGTAGGACACGAACGCATCGGGAAAGAGATGCTGCAGGAACAGTTCTTCTGGCAGCCGATGCCCCCAGATGCGATGCGCCACGACCTCGATATAGGATTGATCACCACCCGGCAGATCAGGATAATCGTCGGCGACGAAGCTTTCCCAGATCGCATTCATGCGCCCGGCTTCCCACAGCATCACGCCGGAGCCGAGACCGCGCGGGCGATAGAAGTCGCGCAGGATGGCGAAGTGATCCTGACAACGCGCGATATTGTCGATGTTGTCGATGATCGCAGTGTCGAGATCGAGGTATAGAATCCGATCACCGATCGGGAGGGTATCGGGCGCAAATAGCCAAAGCTTATTCCACCAGCCGGCCAGGTTTCCCGGCAAAGGTCCTATCGTCACGTAATCGTAATCGATGCCGCGATCATCATCGGTGAAGCAAACGAATTTATAAGGTTCCTGTAGATGTCTCGCGACCATGTAGGCAAGATTATTGACGTATTCTGGCCCATAAGCCGTTCCCCATTTCACGCACGCGACATTCAACATACCTCGACCTCCGGCAGCGGGAAGATGAACTTAACTCCACTCTCTCGCAGCGCCGCCTCGCGCCGCAGGATTCCCGTCTTGAAGTGATATGGCAGCACCAGGAAGGCGTCCGGCGGGTCCTCGCGCGCATCGTCCTCCGTCACGATCGGGATGCATGAGCCCGGCGTGAACCGCCCGACCTTGTCGGGATTGCGCTCGACCGCACAGGCGATGTCATGCGCCGTGAACCCGCAGGTTTGCAGCAGCGTGTTGCCCTTGGTGCTGGCGCCGAGCACGTATACATCGTCGAACGCGGCGACCGCGCGCTCGATCTCGCCCGCGCTCGCGTGCACGCGATCGGCAAAGCGCGTCCAATCCCATGCGCGCTCGTGCGCCAGCGCATCGGCAGCGAGCGGCACCGGCCGCCCCTTCCTGAGCATCACCAGCAGCGAGCCGCCGTTCGTCGGCGTGAAGCGATACGAGGCGACCACCATGCCGGCCTCGTGCGCGATACGGATGATCTGATGCAGCCCGTAATATTCGAGATGCTCGTGGCAGACGCCGTCCCACAACCCATCGTGCAGCGTGCCCGCGTAGCCGACCTCGACGGCCCACACGCCGTCATCCTGAAGACACGCAGCAACATCCTTGGCGAACGTCACCGGGTCCGGCAGATCATAGAACATCGCGATCGAGGTGATGACCTTGTAACGGCGGTCATGCACCCGGAAATAATCCGCCGTGACCTCCGCGCCATCCACTGCTTCGCCGATCGGATCAATGCCGAAGCACTTGACGCCGGGCGCGAGCGCCATCCAGTGGCGCAGCAGCGTGCCATCGTTGCAGCCGATATCGAGCACGCTGTCGCCGGGCGCCACCTGCGCCACGAGATCGGAGACGATGCCATGCAGGTGCCGCACCATCATCTCGTTGAGCCCGCTCTTGTAGCCGTAACCCGCGCGATACATCAGGCCAGGATCGGTGTCGTGCTCGAGTTGCATGAGATCGCATGAGCCGCACCGCATCAGGTGCATCGGGATGTTCGGCGCCCGCTCGCCCGCGTGCGGGAACACGCTGGTGAGCGCCAGGTCTCCGAAATCCATCACCGAGATCATGCCGCCGCCGCAGATGCGGCAACCCGTTCGGCGAGTGCTCGATCCAGCCTGTAGGCGTCGCTCCAGGTCGAGAAGCATCGCTGATCCTCTGCGGCGGTTGGCTTGGCGTAAGTCGGATCTCGCTCGGATTTTCCGGCGGACCAGTGCATGTGCTCGACGAGCACCTGCGGGCAGTAGACGAGGTTGCCGTATTGCCGGCCGAGAAAATCCCACACCGTATCGGTGAACAGGTGCGAGAGACCCGGCAATCCCCAGAAGCCGATGGCGCGAAGGAAGTCGCCGCCGATGAACGGGTGGGTCGCCTGCGTCTCGCCCTTGAGCCCGTCATCCGGATAGGCGATGCGCCAGCGGCCAGCGGCCTCACGCAGCTTCTCGTCCCAGTGAAACGTCCGCATCACCGTGTCGTCGCCGATAAGCGCATAGCAGTCCTCGTCGGGAAATACCCGCAACGCTTCCTGCATCGCACCGGCCACATCGGTGCGCGGGCCGACGATGATCGGCCCCCGCTGCCATCCGCACCATCGCAGCGCATTCAGGCTGTCGAACAGCGCCGGATCGTCCTCGTCGAGCCGCACGAAGAAATCGCATCGCGCCTTGGTGATCACGATGCTCTCGAACAGGCGCCGCAGGCTTTCGGGACGCCCCCGGCTCGGAATGCAGACGATCACGTGGCCTGCGCCATCTGGCGGGCGAGCTCGGGCAGAAGCCCGTCGCCGTGCACGTGGATCGACAACCCTTCAGCCATCAGGCCCGGCGCCATCATCCGGAAGTCGTCGGCCTGGCGGATCATCCAGGCGGTCGAGATGAACGCCCGGTTGCCGACGACGCAGCCGCGCGGCTTGTCGTTGGCATTCTCCGGCTGGCTGTAGGCATGCGCGTCGCCATCGCGGAAGCTCGAATCGTAACCGAACAGGTGGACCGTGCGGTAGCCGAGCACATGCACGAGGCGAAGCGCCCGCATGCCGACCGTCGTGCTGCCGCCGATGAAGATCGTGTCGCGCGTCTCGCACACGCCGGACTGCCCGCCCATCGTCGGATGCCACGCGATGATCTCGTGCTTGCGGCCTTCGTGAAACAGCGTCTCGTCGCATTGGCTCGCGAGATAGAGCATGCTCTGCCGGCGCAAGCCTTGCAGGAATTTCACATTATGCGGGCGCGCGTCGAGGATGATCACGGCATCGGGTTGAATGCCCTCGTCCTGGAGCCACAAGCCCGCGCCGTTGAGCGCGAATATCGTGTGGCCTTTGACCATGTGCTGCCAACGGATGGTCTTGAGATCGTCCTCGGCCGACGGGCCGCCGCCGACGATGACGGCAATCCGTTCATGCGGCGCATGGGCCGCGATGATCGGCGTGCCGCGATCGACCGTCTTGCGGATATTGGAATAGAGCACTTCGTCCGCGACGTTGCAGACCAGCGGCAACGCCTCGGCGATCGGAGACGGGGGAGCGTCCCCCGCCTCCTGCTTGGGATTGTCGGCCACGCCGGGCATCAGATGATCTGGCCCTGCGTGAACGAACGGTTGAGCAGCACGTTCACGGTCGAGGTCGCCGACGCCACGGTCGCCGCGTTGACCGAGCGCGCGTCGAGGATCTCCTTGCCGGTGCCGATGGTCGCCATGATGCGGCCGGCGGTGCCGGAGAGGAAGATACGCACGTTCGGCGAGACCGTGGTCGCCGTCTTCTTGATCGAAGCCACGCCCGAGATCTGATACCAGCCGAAGTTCTTGGTCGTGGCATTGGCCGCCATCGCGACGGCGACCGGCTGCCCGAGGTTGGCGGTGTTCGGCGCAAGCGTGGTCGTCTGCGCCGCCGGATTGTAGACGACGAGCGAGCCGGCAACGGTGCCGGTGACGCCGGGGAGGTAGACGAACTCGCCGCCCCCCAGTGCCGTGTCGACGCCACGCGCGATGAACCCGATGGGCAGCGCGGTAGCGGTGTCGATATTGGCAAAGCCCTTCAGCCCCAAGATCGACTCGATGGGAAAATACGCCATTGATTTGTCCTTTCTGGCGGTTGGGGCTTACGCGATGATCACGCTTTGCAGGAAGCGGTTCGACATCGTCTCGTTGCCGGCCCACGCGATGAGCTTGACCATCGCGTCCTGGTTGACCGAGAAACGATCCGGATCGAGCGGGACCATGTCGCGGTCCTTGTGCGGACGGAGGAAGATGTACTCCGTGTTGAGCACGTACATGTGGCTCGCCGGAGCGCCCGATCCCGACAGCCACGAGCCGCCGGTGCCGAGAACCGCCACGTTGCCGGCCGTGGTGCCCTGGAAGCCGCCGTCGTAGACGACATCGGCGTCCATGAACTTCAGCGACATGAAGCCCGCCATGCCATTGCGATCGTCGGCGATGCGCTGGATGGCCTGGAGCGACTCCCAGTAGAAGCGGAAGTACACGTTGTCGGCGATGAACAGGTCCGGCCGATCCGCCTGCCGTGCGACGGAGAGCCATGCCCGATTCATCATCGTCTGCATGGTCGCCGCGCCCGGCGTGAGCGAGTTCGACGCGAAGCTCTGGCTCGAGTTCTGCCAGAAGCCCCAGGTGCCGGAGTCGATGCCGCCGACGACGCCGGAATTGTTGACGTCGGCGATCAGCGCCTGCAACCCGCCGATCTGCTTGCCGCCGTCAGCGGTGCCGTTCGAGTAGCAGTCGTTGGAGAGATTGTTCTGCATGGTGCGCTCGGCATTGCCGATGCGCGATTCCAGCAGATTGATCATCTGCTCCTTGCCGGAGTTCTGCAGCATCTCCAGCCCCGAGATCGAGACGGCGGTCGCCGCCTGCGCGATCGGGTACTGCGCCGCGGTGAACACGTCCGACGGCGTGATGTTGAGGATGTCGTAGCCGGAATAACGCTTGTACGTGCCGTTTTCCGAGTACTCGATCTCCTGCACGATGGCTTGGCCGCCATCGAACGGCTTGATCTTGCCCTTCTGCGAAAGCCGCCGCAGAAGCGCGTTGTTCTTGGTGACGTTGTCCGCGAGCTTGCGCGAGCGGTTGAACAGCGTCGTGGTCGTGATTTCCGACCAATTGGTGTTGGGGATCGCCATCCGGTGTTTCTCCTTGGGTGGCGAGTGAAAGGGTCAGAGACTCACCCCTCCGTCGATTCGGCGTAGGCGGTCTCCAGTTGCTCGCGAAGGGGAAGATCGGCCATGCGCTTGCCGGCCGGGGCCTGGCCGGAGCCTGGGGCGCCCGTGACGCTCGCGCTTGCTCGCTTCGCCTTCTCCGCCTTGGCCCTGGCCGCCTGCGCTTCCTTGTCTCGCTGAGCCTGGACTCGGGCTGCGATGACTTGCTCGCGCAGGTCGGGGTTTGCCGCTACGGCGGTTTCATAGAGCTGCGCCAAAGGTGGGACCGGCTTCCTGGCTGCATTGGCCGCTTGTGCGAGGGCGGTCATCATCTCTTCGACCTCCTCGAAATGCGGATGCATCAGGTTGCCCTTGTCGTCCTGGGCAGTCTTGAACTGTTCGATCTCGCTGGTGACCTTCTCGACCGCGGCGTTCGCGGCGATGCGCGCCTCGTCGGCGCGGCGCTGGTCTTCGCTCGCGAGTCGATCATTGATCGGCTTGAGCGCCTGCGAGAGCAGGGTGTTGAGATGGCTTTGCAGCTCGGGCGGCAATGCCTGCCCGTTCACATCGACTGCGGGCGGCGCCTCGCCGTTGGCTCGCGCCGGATCGGCCGCACCATTGCCCTGTGCCGGCGGCCGGAAGCCGAGCGCCTTGGCGACCTCGGCGAGGTTGAGCTTGTATCCCTTCATGATGCCGGCGACGACGTTGACGCCATCGCCTTCCATCAGGCGCTTCTCGACGTTCGCCCAGGCGCTGATCAGCGTCGAAGGCGTCCAGCCGTGCTGCTTCATCTGCTCGTTGTAGGGCGCGAGCAATTGCTGCACCGGCTCGAATTCCTTGCGGAACGCGGCGATCTCCTGGGTCTTCTTGGTGAAGGCGCCTTCCATCTCCTTGTGGCGGCGCAGGATCAATTCCTGCGCGTCCGCCGGCAGCTTGCCGAACGTCTCCTTGTCCTTCGCCGACCACTTGCCGGTGAGTGCGGCAACGGCCGTCTTCTTGTCGGTCTCCGACTTGTCCGCCGCAGCCGGCTCGGGCTTGTCGTCGCCCTCGGCCGTCTTCTTGGTGTCCTTGGCCTTGACCGGCTCGGCAGTCGCATCGGCTTCCGGCTTCTCGGAAGACTTCGCATCGGCATCGCCTTCGGCCGCAGGCGCCTCGCCGGCATCACCTTCCGGCTCAGGCTTGGCCGTGTCGGCCTTTGGCGTTGGCTTCTCTGCGGGCTCCTCACGGTCGGCAAGAGCCGCCGCGAGCGCGCCGCGAATGCTGTCGTCGGCTGGCTGGCCTTCGCCAGTGCCGTTGATGGTGTCAGGCATGGATGAATTACCTTATTCGGGGATCACAGCGTCGCCGCCGACGTAGATCGCAACGTCGCGGTTGGTGGCGTATTCAAATCGTTCACGATTCTGGTCGACAAATCGCTGCAGGCGCGGCCATTGCATGAGCATCAGGCCGGTAAATTCCTGACCTTTTGAAATGGTCAGATATTTTGGCAATTCCCACACCTCGTTCGGAGGCACAACGTCACGCTTCGACAAGATCGCGACTTGCTTCGTATTGATCAATTTCGGCTCCCGGTGTTCGATCCGAAATCGCCCATCGCGCGGCGGATATCGTTGACGCGATCGTGCGTGACCTCCCGCGCCGATGGCCGATCGCTGCGGCTCGGCACCGCCTCGTTGCCGACCTCGACGTAGCCGTTGCGCTGGAGAAATTCGCGATGCTGGCGCCGGCCGCCGATCACCGGCCGCTTGCCGCCGCAGGCGACATCGGCGCCGGCCGCTCGGTATGGCTCGATGTCTGAGATCACGCCGAGCGGCCGCATGCGCGGCTGCGCCTCGGGATAGTTTGCGCCGTCGCGAATCTCGACGATGCAGTCCATATCCTTGTCGTAGCGAAAGCGGGGCATCATTCTTCTCCATCCGCTTTGCCACGCATCGCCGCCTCCAGGGCATTGGAGAGGTGTGCGCGCCGCGCCTGCTTGTTGCCGCCATGCTTGGCGATGTCGCCGTCGGGCACGCCGACTGTCCAGCGCCGGCCGCCGCGCTCGATCGTGAAATAATTCACGCGCGCCTTGGCGTCGTAGCGCGATGCGACGATCTCGGTTTCGAGCGCGATCATGCAAGATGTCCCGCGTCGCGCGATTCGAGATGTGTCATCCGTACCGCCGCAAGCGCCTGCTGGCGGGCCGAGTGCTCGGTTTCGAGCGCCAGCGTGTCGTGATGGCGCTGCTGCTCGGCGGCGATGCGCATCGTTTCGGTCTGCTCTTTCGAGGCGATATCGGCCATCTTGACCGCGTTTTTCTGTTGCTCGATCTGGGCGCGGCTATCGATCTCATGGCCGCGCAGCGCGAGCGCCTGCGGGCTGTCGGCCGAGTCCTTCTGCGGCGGCTGCTGGCTCGGATGCGGCGGCATCTTGGCGAGCGCGTCGAAGGCTTTTTCCACGGTTTCCTCGAGGCCGCGCGCCGCCGGAAACGCGCGCACGCCGAACAGCACGATCTCCTTGGACAATTCCGCGAGCGCCGGATTGCCCATCGCCATCGGGACGACCTGCTCCATCAATGGAATGAACTTGCCGAGGAATTCGGTGCGCGATGCCTTCTCGGCCTGCTCATCCGGCGCGATCGTCGAGTCGGCCTCGATGTCGATCTTGAAGCCATGCACGCCGTCCTGCCGGATCAGTTCACATGCCGCGTCGAATTCCTGCTGCTTCTGCTGGTTCGCGGCTTGGATCTGCTGAACTTGCTGCTGTTGCTGCTGCCATGACGCCATCGCGGCCATGTATTGCTGTGCCTGCGGCGAGAGCGGCGGCGGCTGCGGTGCCTGTGGGGCCGGCGACCCTCCTGGTGCGCCCGGGGACATGGGCGGAGGGCCGCCGGGAGGCGGCGCGGACGGTTGCGCCGCTGTCTGCTGTCGCGTCATGATCTCGGCAAGCACCTGCGGCGGCGCCTGCGGGGCGGGCGGCAATGCCGGCACCGGCGCGAGCTGCGGATAGCCGGTAATCTTGCTGATGGTCTCGTTGGAGAAATGGTTGGCGACCACGGCCGCCATCAGCCGCAGAAGCCCGCGCGCGAACTTCGCCACATCCTTCTGCTGCGGCGTAATGCGCCGGGTGGAAAAGTTCGCCTTGAGTTCCTGCGCGCCGAGCGTCTCGTCCGGCGAGGTCATGCCGCGCATGATGTCACCGATGCCAGTGATCTCGTAGAGGATCGCCTTGACGCGGTCGCGGGCGTTGTAGAGTTGGATCAGCGTCTCGGCGATCTGCTGGATCGGCAGCCACTCGATCACGCCCTTCATACCGCCTTTGTCAGTCCAGGACGTGAGATCGCCGACTGGGATCAGGCGGTTTTCGGTGCCCTCGTCGAGAAGCTGCTGGAGGACTTGCTTTTCCTCGCCGGCATAGACGCCCGCGACCTTGAGCGCGCGGGTAAGGCGATCGATGCGCGCCGTGAGCGTGTCGAGTTCTTCCGCCTGGTCGACGTACTGCTCATAATCGGGGACCGGGACGCGCTTGTCGTTGGTCGAATTGGCAAGCAGCGGATCGGGGTTCGGAAAAAAATCCGGCAGTTCGAGCGGATCGTCCTGGCTGTCGAGGATCAGATCAGGCGTGCCCGGCGCAAGCCAGATCGCTTTTTTTTGCGTCTTGTCCCAGATCTCGTGGACGATCGCCTTCTTGTAGACATCGGCCGGCGGTTCTTCCTTGACGGACTCACCCGAGCCCCGCGGCGTGTAGTCGAGATTGACGAGCTTGCCCTTCTTCTTGCCGAACCGCTTCACCAATTCGTCGCGGTTGAGATAGGAGCGATAGCGGACCCACGGCACCTCTTTCCACTGGCGTGCCGGCCCCTCGCGGTAGTCCTCCCAGAATACGTAGGCGGCGATGACCTCTTCATATGTGACCTTGCGGGCGAGTTCAGCTTTTGCGGCTTCCTTGCCCTCATCACCCTCGCTGTCGAGCACCGCAGGCGCATCGTCGCGGTTCTCGAATTCAGCGTTGGTTTCGCCGCCTTCAGCCTCGTCCGCCGCCCCGTCGGCGCCCTCCCGGTCTGGGACTTCCGAAGCACCAGGCTTCTGCATCTCATCGATCGGCTCGCCGTAATGCGGCACGTAGAGCACGCGCGCGACGGCCCGGCCGGGCAGCAAGCGATCCTCGACGACCGCCTTCATCACCGCGTCGAAATCGTGGTCCTCACCTTCGCACGCGAACGAAAGACAACGATCGAGCAGCATCGCGGCATAGCGTGCGGCTGGCGTGCCGCCATCGAGAAACCGGCGGCGCACGTCAGGCTTCGGCGTCCGCGCGTAGAGCGTCGGCTTGAGCGTCTGAATGTTCGACCAGAGGATATTGAAGCGGTGCGATTTGCTTCCGGTCTTCGGCCGCTCGGCGCGATATCGCTTGACGATGCGCCGCGATAGCTTGATCCAGTCGCGCTCTTCCTTGTCGGCGATGGCTTCCTGCGCCATCCAATAGGCATAGGTCGCCTCGTCGCCGGTGCCGAAGTCCTTGCGCGTCTCGACGCGGTCGCCGGTTGCGGTCGCGTCAACCATTCGCGCGCGCCTCGACCACGATCGCCACCCCATTGAGCATGAAGTGCCGCACGCCATCGCGGGCGAGTTCGCCCGACGCCGGCAGCGCAAATCCCCGCTGTTTCATGCGTTGGCGCATCTCGGTCTCGGCAGCCTCGTATAAGTCAGCAGGAACGGGGAACGGATCGGATGCGGCCCAGGCCGGACGCTTGGCAATGAATGCCGCGATGGTCGCAAGCGCGGGAAGATCGGCGAGAGGCTTCGGCGGCTCGACCGGCTGGCGCTCGCCGAGCCGCAGCGGCCCGGAGCGATCGGCTCGCATCCGCTACTTCTCGGCGACTTTGGCGCCGGCCGCGGACTTCCTGAGCGAAGCGCGTTCGCTGCTCTTGGCCTCCGACGCTCCATGCGCCTTCTCGATCGCACCGCGAATCTCACCGCGATCGTCATCATCGGAGCCTTCATGCTCGGCGCCGCCATGCGTCATGCGGATGCGGGCGGAATGGCGCTCGCCACCTTCGCCGCTGTCCACGCTCGCATGCTCAACATGCCCCTTCCCATGGAATTCGATCGGATCGCCATGCTTCATCTTGCCGGCGTCGAGCCCCATCTTCTTGAGATGGTGATGATCGAGATGCAGCGTCGGGCCGTCATGATCCTCGGAATTTCCGGCGACCGATGTCGGATAATCCGCGCCGCCGTGTGCTTCCGCCTTGCGCTCATTCGCGGATCGATCGAGCTTGACCATCTTGACCATGGTGCGATCCTTTTCTCAGTCCTGCGAAAGGGCGGTTTTGAATGTCAGATCGCCCACAGCCGGCGTGAATGTTCCTCCTGAGACTACGCAGACGTAAAGATTTACGGTCGGCGTGGCGTCCTGGTTTTTGACGCTGAGTGCTGCAAACGTCGAGCTAGCGAAGGTCGAGGTCGTTCCAACAGTCGGCGCGGCGGCAGTCAGCACAAATGGCGCAATCGCGAGCTTTGGAATATCGGCGGCAGCGAGCGAAAAGGCCGTCTTGTCGGTGCAAGTCGATGCCGTTGGATTGGTGTCGAAGACATAGAACGTAAGCGCCGTGATCTCGGTGCCCTTCCATGCCACCATGATGCTGCGAAGAATGCCTGAAGGTTGCGTGTCGCTGCGAAATGCCGCGATCTTCTGCAGTGTGCCTACCGCATTGCCGGAAACATATTGCGCGGCCTGAATTGTCGGCACTGTGCTGACCGCAATATCCGCGCTCAGCATCTGCGCTTGCGCTGGCTGCCATCCGACAAGCAGGAGCACAAGTCCGAGCGCGTATCGCATTTTCATCGCTTCGCCCTCTTGTCGAAGTTGCGGCACCACATCGCCGGGAAAATCTTGCCGGCGACAATCTCGCACTCGTGCGCCGCAAAACCGCGGCAGATGCCGCAATGCGCTTCCTTGGTGCCGCGGGAATAGTTCTCGTCCGCCTTGGCGAGCTTCTCGCCGGTCTTCTGGACCGTCGCGAGCGCGATGTCGTAGCGGCGGCCGGACATCCGATCAGGCCGCCGGCTTGTCGCCCTTGGCCGCGTCTTCCTCGCCGACGAATTTCAGTAATGCGCGGGCTTCCGCGACGATCTTGTCCGTCGTGACGCCATTCGGCCCGTGCAGCTTGATCGCCTGCTCGACGGCCCAGCCCCGCAATTCCTGCTTGTTCATGCTCATTGGTCGATCCTCGCCTCTCCGGAGCGTGCTCTGGCGAGCCGCCAGGCTTCTTCCATCGTCATTTCGGATGCGCCGCGGATCGGCTCATCGGTCGGTGCCGGCGGCGGCAATCTCCAGGCCAGCGACAGATAGCGCCACGCATCGGCGGTGTGGCTTGCCCAGTTGTGCGCGGGCGTCTTGCGAAAGACGCGGTTGATCGGGTCCCATTCGGCCTTGTATTCGCGCAGCGCATCGAGCCCTTTGGCGCAGCGGGTCGCATCGAACCGGGCGAGCGGCAGCGTCTTACGCGCCGCGTTGATGCCGTCCATGAGCTTCTGATCCGGCACCAGCGCCGGATAGCGGCCGATCGCCTTGCTGAGCTCGCGCAGCGTCTCGAACCTCGACCGGGCGCCGGGGGCGCCGGGCTCGCGCACCTTGATATCGTGCGGCGCCCAGTCGACGCCCTGATATTTGCGCTCGGCGAACCAATCGCAGAAATGGTCGAAGCCAACGCCGCTCTGCTCGTAATGATCGACCACATTGATGACGGCGCGGCCGTTGTCGTCGGCGGCCATTTGCCAGCACCATACCGCCATTGCGTCATCGACGCCGATATCCCATGCGGCGTTCACCGGCTTCGATCGGTCGACGTCGACCTGGCAGATGCGGCCTTCCTTCTCGGCCATCGCAAGCTGCTTGCCCCAATAGGAGCCGAGCACCGCCGCCTCGAATGAGCAGTAGTATTCCTGCTCGATCAGCGCGTCGCCGGCATCCTGCCCGAAGATCGCGTGATATTCCTCGCGCTGCGCTTCGACGAGGTGCTTCGGAAATCCCGTGTCGTCGACCGTGAGCGTCTGCGCGTGCCACAACGGATTGCCGCGCGCCATGTCGTGCATGGTCTTGGCGTGATTGCGACCGCGCGATGTGGTGATGAAGATCGCCCAGCCGCCGTTCTCGACCAGGATCGGCGCGAGATAGGCCCATGCGGCAGGATTCGACAGCGCCCATTCGGAGAATACGATGCCGGCGGGCGGCGAGCCGACGGCGGCATCGAAGCGATCGGAGCCGACGACCTGCCACGTCGATCCGCATTTGAAGCGGATGAACATCTCCTGGTCGTTGGTGTTGGCGCGGAGCGCGAGCGGGAAGGCTTCGTCGATGCGGCGCCGCCCGGTTGTGGGATTGACCGCCGTCCAGATTGCCTTGCGCCCCTGCGCGAACTCCGGGAGCATGTGCCAGTAGGTGGCGACGCGCTGGTGGGCCGCGACCGCGGTCCAGTGCAGACAGACCTCGTCCTTCCCGGAGCGGCGGTGCCAGACTTCGCTCGCTCGAGTTCCTCCGTTTTCGAGGTAGCACCACAGCGGGAGCTGATGGCCGCGAGGCCGCCAGCCGTTATGCGGCAGCCTGATTCGGAGAGGTGGCGGCGCCAGCATCGCTGAATCTTATGATCTCGACGACGTAGGGCTGCGCCGCGTTCTGGCCGGAGGGATCGGTCAGCGCGAGTTTGCGCACCGAAGGTTCCGCGCGCTCGATCAGGAAGCGCAGCATGGCGTCGGCCGCGTAGAGCTTGAGCCTGGGGCGCCCTTCCGAGTCGTAGGAGATTTCCTGGATTGCACCGCAGGCCGCGCGCGGCGCCTTGGCGAGGTTGAGGCGCTGCAGGTCGCCGGTCTCGGGATTGAGATCCCAGAAGTCGAGCATGTTCGCGTGGGCGATCATGTCGGCCTTGACGAGGTGGCGACCACCCATCAGTTCGGCGTGCTCAGCACCCTTGCGCCAGAGGAAGGCGAGGCGCAGCGCAACCTTGGGCTCGCGGGCCATGCGATAGGCATTGCCGCGCGGGCGCTTGAATTCGGCAGCCAGATAGGCGGCATTCACGTCGTTGAGCGCGACTGCCTCCTGGCAGAACTTCTCGCGGCGCCCGTCGGGGTGTGCGGTCGATCCGTCGTAGGGGGGCTTTTTCTGACTCTGAGGACTCTGCTTTGCCATTTTTCTGACTCAGTGCGCCGACGGCGGCGCTGGCTGAAAGGGCTCCTATAAAACGTCAAAGCCCCGCGCGGGAGAACCGGCGGGGCTTGTTTCGCCTTCATCTTTGCCATTGCGTTGATTGCTGGCCGGTTGCGGCTTTACCCGCCGGACCTCATGGCCTCGCTCCGTTTTGGGATGCAGCAGCACGGGCCAATGCCCGTTACTGTCTTGCGGATGGGCGCTTTGACGTGGGGATTCGGCCGGTGAGCGGCCTACTGGCCCAAGCTACATCGCCTCGATCTCGGACGCTGGCACGTAGACACGGGTGGCGCGTCCGAACAGTCCTGGCACTTCAACACCGATTCGGGTCTCGTCCGCAATCTCGAAAATGGTTCCCTGCCGCCATCCCCACAGGATTGAGTCCTCGCCGAACCGGACCTCCTGCCCGACCTTGAAGAAGACGCCCTTGGCTTCCGGCGGAAGGTTGAGCTTGGCTTCCAGCAGGCGGATCATCTCGATGTCGGGCTTGCCGATCGCGCTTGGGCCGCCCTCCGAGTTGCGGATGAAGCCGTGCACCTCGGCATAGCCGAACACCTCGTCACGGCGGGGAAAGTCGATCATCTCGCGCGGCACGAACAGCATGCCGGGCAGCACGGCGCATTGCCGGCGCATCGAGACGTGGCCGCGCCGGCAGATTTTGCGGCTGAACGTCGGCCAGTAGACGAACACGCGGACCCGGTGCAGCCAGTCGGCGGACTTCTGCTCGTGGTTGGGCGGCACGAGCAGCGCGTGCCACCACGGAAATCCTGAGTAATCGCGCTGCCCATTCGCCTGTTCGCTCGCGATCTCGCTCAAGGCTCGTGCCGCGCTCGCTACTGCCATGGCTGCCGGTTCCTTTTTGGTTTCAGAGATTGGTGAGTTTGAGGGAGTCTTGGT